AATTGATAATACAACCGGTTTAATAAACCAATATTCCCAATTTTTATGTTCTATCCATTCATATTCTTTTTTATTCGTTTCTCGCATATTCCATCTTGCCTTTAAATCAGCATAACGATATGCATTTTGTAATGTTCCAGAAAGATAAACAAAATCCTTATTATATTCATTTCTCCAACGAGATTCTCCACCGGATTTAGTACCTTCATATCCCAATGGTTTTAATCCTTCAGTTTTAATTGCCGGTAATTCCAATTCTGATGTACCATGATATAAAATTAAATTTTCTCCTAAATTGATTCTTTTATTTCTAGACCAAAAATTAACTGGCAAATTTTCATAATCTGAAAATTTATAAACATATTTTCCACCCAAATAATAACTTTCATAATCTCCAAATTTCATTTTCCATGAATGATCTATAATATGTTTTTTTAAAAGAGATGATACTAATTGTTGAATTCTAGGATCAATTTTGTTTCCATGAATATATCTATGATATGCACGAACCTTTTTATCATTAAAATCTAACTGTAATCTTGCTATGGTTTCTTTAGAAAATGCTTCCATGTCATCTATTCTAACAGTTCCATCATTTTTTAAAGATAATTCTATAATAGAATATTTTGAATCTTTTATTGCCTTTTCAAATTCAGATTTTGACGGTAAAATAACTTCCAATAATATGTCTTTTAATTTAATCATTTCTGCCATTCAGGTTTAAATCTTAAATTATCTACAACATCATGATCTTCAGGATCCCATTTAGGTAATCTTTTAAATACTTCTCCAGTATAGATTAAAACTGGAACTTTTTTTATCCACAATTCTTTAGCAACGGTTGCTCTATGCCTCCCTTCATGTCCAATTATTTTCTTTCTTTCCATATCTACAATAAGTACTAAAAAATCTATTGGCAATTTTTTAGACATTCTATCCTTTAAATTCTTATATGATTCTTTATCAAAATCACCAACACCCATTGGATTAGCCAATTTTAAAAATTTAGAAGGATCCATCCATATTAATTTTCCTTTCCATCCTTCCATTCCACCGTATGATTGTAATTCATCCTTTGATGCTAATGGATATTCTAATTCTTCTTTCCATGGTTTTAAATTCCCGCCCATTGTTACTCTTAATTTAATTTCGTATCCTTTATTCTCTAACCACTCCTCCACAATTTCTTTCTCACTTTCATCTGGAGTTTCCCACCAATGTAATAATCCAATTTCGGGAATATATCTCCATCTTTTGTAGGATCTCCATTCATATGGATGTTTAGAATCATCATCATAAACCATCCTTCCAAATACATCTCCCCATGCATCTATAGCACCTAATATAAATCCAGTTGTTTTTCCTTCTATAATCATAATTTAAAAAAATACTCCCCATTATTAAATGAATATTTTAATGAATATATGGGTATTCTAGAATAAAATTTATTATTTTTATTCTTAAATTTTTTTCCAATTCCCCGATGAACATATGCCAATGTTATATGGGGATGGTATTCTTTATATTTATCAATATTGGGCAATTTATCAAATATCGTTCTTAATCGTTTTAATTCTTCCCCATCAACATTAAATTTTATTACGTCAAATTCGTCGTTCTCAAATACATCAATATTTTTAATTAAAATATAAAATGGTTTTGTACCAATTAACAATCTGTTTATTTCTTCTTTATTATAATTTTTGGTAAATCCAAATTTTATTGTTGTATGTAATTCTTTTTCTCTTCCATAATCTTCTTGCCCAAATGGATCTAAATATAATAAATCATCTGAAATTATATTTTTTCCAAAATCATATAATTTTTTACCTATATCTTGAGGTAACATAGCCATTAAACATCCGTACTCATATTTTTCTTCAACAATTAAATTTTTTAATTTTACCATAATAATAAATACTATTCACTTTAATCTAATTATCTATATATTTATAGAATATGGAAGGAATACTTTTAGATAATGATCGAATTAGATGGCCAGGAAGTGGATCTATAGTTTCAGGTCACACTCCATATGGTTTTTTTGATGATGATCCAGTATTTGTATCAGAATGTTATAATAGTGCGGTTTGGGCTTCACATCGATTAGGATATCCACAAGTTGATATTGAGATGATTGATGTAAATTTTTATGCATGTTATGAAGAAGCCGTTAATGAATATGGAAAAGAATTAAATCAATTTAATATTGTTAATAATATGTTAGTTTTCCAGGGTCAAAATCTTCAGACACTTGGAAGTGCAAATGGAAGAAATGTTCAAGGTACTGGATTACATCAAATTATATCATTAGCAAAAGATTATGGATCTGAAGTTGGATCTGGGGGTAGAATTACTTGGAGACGGGGGTATATAACAACTCAAATTGGTGTACAAGACTATGATCTTCAAGAACTTTGGGCAAATGTAACTGAGAGTTGTAATAGAATGGAGATTAAAAGAGTATTTCATGAAAGACCACCGGCTTCTGCACGTATATATGATCCATATTCTATGACTGGAATGAGTTATTCCAATATTTTACAAGAATTGGGATTTGGTGCATATTCACCGGCAGTGCAATTTTTAATGACTCCAATATTTGAGGATCTTCTTCGTATTCAAGCAATTGAGTTTAATGACATGGTAAGAAAATCGGCTTATAGTTTTGAAATAGTTAATAATATATTAAGAGTATTCCCATTACCAACTTATTCCTATAAAATATATTTTGAGTATATATTAGAAAAAGATAGAGCAGGTACTGGATTATCTGAATCGGGATCTAGTACTTCACCGGTTGTTTCTGATTATTCTAATGTTCCATATGTTAAACCAATATATAGTCAAATTAATGAACCTGGAAGACAATGGATTAGAAAATATTTTCTAGCTTGTTGTAAGGAAACTTTGGGAATGATTCGGCAGAAATACGCCACAATACCTATACCTAATGGAGAAACAACATTAGACGGGGCAGAACTTAGACAAGAGGCACAACAAGAAAAAGAAAGTCTCCTTGAAAACTTGAGAGATATGCTCCAACAATCTGGAAAATTTAACCAAATGGAAAAACAATCCGAGTTAACTCAACAACTTATGGATACGTTAAAAGGTGTTCCAATGTTTATTTATATTGGCTAATCCACTCAAATTTTATAGTTCCACAATCCCAGATTCTATCCCATCCATTATTCTTCATATTTTCCCATTCAGATAAATTTGGATCAAAAATCTTTAATTTTTTTACAAGAACATTTTTTCTAAAATTAAATCGGTGGTATCTTTTATAATAATTTTGAACATAAAAATAATTTGGAAATGATTCAGAAACTTTATTAAATCCCATTTTAATGTACAAATTTCCAATACTCCATCTTTTATCAGCATATGATATTATACTTTCCGGTGAATAATTTTTTATAAAATACTTAAATAATTTTGATGCACCACCAGTTATTGATATTCCGTTATTTGAACAAAATCTGTACATTTCCCAAATATTACTCTTTTTCTTATTTCCTAAAGCAATTCTTAATATTCCAAACGTCATTACAGAGACTAATTCATTGTTATAAATCAATCCCAATTTAATTGATGAATTATCAATTCCTTGTAAATGGTTTTCTTTTAAAAATTCATTACTTTCATTGGAATTAAGTATTTTTATATTACAATTTCTTGCATACACTTTTAATGGAGTTTTATTAAATAAATTTTGTAATCTATTTTTTACTATTTCTTGTTTTTCTCTCCATTCATCCTCAAAAATATGAATTAATTGAATATTCTTTTCTTTACATTGATTGGTTTTGTTTAAATGATAATTTCTATTCTTACCACCAGCTATTTCACAATGATAATATAATCCATTAAACTCTATTGCTAGATTTTTATCTGGTATATAAATATCTAACTCCTTGCCATTCAAGATATTACGATCACTATGAATAATGTTTCCATTATATATTGTTTTTATAAAATCAATAATTTCGTATTCTGATTTAGAATCTATAATATATGGATAACATTTGGGGCATCTTGGTATTTTTCCATCATCTAAATTATCCTCAAATTCTGTTTTACAAATATTACAGGCCCATTTATATTTTATATTAACATTTTTATAATCTTCTCTTTTAAAAAGTGGTGTTACTTTATTATTTAATCTATTTCCATTAAAAATAAGATTTAATATACTTTCTTTCCGTTTATTTGAATTTTTTTCTATAATTTCCGGAAGTTTAAAAATACATGTAATACCATATTTCTTATATAATGTTTCTTTAGTTTTTTTAGTTATTTTATTATAATCTCGGTTAGAGACAATTTTCTGTATTATTTCTTTATTTTGAAATGGATTTTTAACACCATACTTTTCCAGGTTGGTATTTATAATATTACTTTTTATATCTATATTTTGTATTGGATATTCTACACCATATCTGGATAACATGGTTTCTTTTCTTTTAGCATTACAAATTTTACTTCCAAATGGATTTTCAGAACCATATCTTTTAAAACATGTTTTTTTCATAGTTTTTCTACCACAATTCCAACATCCTCTACCTAATAGATGTTTTTCTGGTGTTTGATAGAATAATCCATGAATTGGACATATAATAATTACTTTATTTTTGATACCAATATAATTAACCATCGAATAATCATATTTATTTCTATGAATCCGGCTTGCTTTTATAATAAATTCATTATTGGTTAATTTTGACATATTTCATATAATATAGCACATTGAACTAAATAATAGCAAGTTATATTATTATTGTTGGATTTAAGTATTTATGTAGATATTTATAGAATATGGGATTATACGGAAGATATTATTCTGAGAGAGATTTAAAGTTAATAAACAGTATAAATGCTGAATTAATGGGGGATATAATTCAATGTTTAGTAACTGTTTATAAATTATGTCCGGATCAAACCAAATTAAATGTTTATGGAGAAGCATCGGTAAAAGAAGGAAAAATATTTTATCCCGGTGTAAATGTTACCACTTTAATTGATAGAAGAGATATTGATACACCAACTGATGAATTTGGTATAGATAGAAGACAAATAGTTCAGTTTAGATTTAGAGAAAAAATGTTGAAAGAATTGAATTTATATCCAGAAGTTGGAGATATTATAGATTTTAATGATAGATTACATGAAATTGATGCAGTAATTCAAGAAAATTTCCTCGGTGGAATACCAGAAAAATCTTTCGATATCTTATGTGATACTCATTATTCAAGATTATCAAAATCTGGAATGATGATCAGAAGTTAATTAAATATATATAAAAAAGGTCAAAAATGCCAAGCTGGAAAGGAAATACTGATAATCCTGCACCAAATATAGTGCAAGAAGATATATCTAGATCAGAAAAAAGAATAGATGAAAATCGTTCTTTTCCTGTTAGAAGAGATACAGATACACAAAAAGATCAAAAAATTACCCTCATGGATGTTGATCAAGTAATCTTTGATCATTTGGAAAATATGCAAATATCTGTAATTGATGATGGAAAAATTGTAAAAGTTCCAATTTTTTACGGCTCCCCAGAAAAATGGGTTGCTGCAAGAAGAGATGGATATATCCGAGATAATCAGGGAAAACTTCAACTCCCAGCTATGATATT